GCGCTCACCAGCGGATCAATGATGCAATTCTCCCGACTCTTGACGGGTCGGACGTTGCCGTTCCGGTCCTGCTGGGCCCGCGCCTCGGCGCACGAGCGGCGCAGGATTGGATCGTCACCGATGATTAGTTTCCCGCCCGCCCATAGGTTCTGGAAGAGCTGGCAGCCGGGGGCGAACGTGCTAATGCCCATCCTATATGCCGTCATCGGCACACCGTCCGCTTCGAGGCACTCGACGAGGTACTTCGAGCCCCACGAGTCGTAGCCCACGGCGCGCAGGTCGTACTGCTCACGCAGTTCGTTGATCTTCACCCGGACGCTCTCGTAGTCGATCTCTCGGCCCGGCGTGAGGGTGATTCGGCGTTCCGCCGCCCATGTGCGCACGGGCATCCGGTAGTCGAGTTCGCGCTGCCGCACGTTGTCGGACGGCCACCAGTAGTGGCCCTTCAGCGCCACGCGTCCATCGTCCAGGGGGACCGCCAGCATCAGCGCCGTCATGTCGAGACTTTTCGACAGGTCGAGGCCCAGCCACGCGGGCCGACCCTTCAGCGCGTCCATGTCGGGGTTTTCCTTGCCCGGCCAGATTTCCATGTCCAGCCAGCCGCCCGTGTTCTCGTCGGTGCGCGCGCAGTGGTATCGGATGAATTCGCTGCGCCCCATCGGGCTGCGCTTCATGGTGTTCCAGCTGCGCCGCACGCTTGCGCGGTCGGGCTGCTCGAATTCCATGCCGGGGTTCGCCTTCGGCCACGCGGCTTCATCATCTGGGGTGTCGGCTGGGTCGATGCCGTACAGCGCGGCAAAGACCGTGTCATCATCTACCTCACCCTTCAGGATGGCCTCGGCGTTGCCGACCATCTCGCCGTAGATGTTCTCGGGGTTGCTGCCGGGCGTGGTGATGATCAGGCCCAGCGACTCTTTGCGCTTGCTGCCCGTGGTAAGCAACTTCGTGAGGAATCGGCCCTTGAATTCCGCCGCTTCATCCGCGATCCAGAAAGATGGGTTGAGACCGTCCAGCGCGCGCTCTTGCGCGGGTAGGCCCGTCATCACGCAGTCGTTCGCGGGGATCTCAATGCGGTCCCACAGGACGCGCACCCCCTCGCGCTGCTGTCGCCGCAGCATCGTGCGGGCCGTGTCGAGACAGATAGCGGCTTGCTCCTCGTTGTTGGCGATGCAGTGGACGCGCCGCCCAGTGCCCGACAGCATGTCGTACAGCGCGAGGCCCGCAGCGAGGGTGGTTTTTCCGTTGCCTCTGGCAACCTGCAGTATGCCGATCTTGACGCGGCGTCGGCCATCGGCGCGCCAGCGCCAGCCCCATAGGTTGGCCATCACCCACAGCTGCCACGGGCGAAGGGTGAACGCCTTGCCGCTGTCATCGCCCACGAGCGTGAGGCCGTTGAAATGGGCCTGTAGCGCGGCCACCTCGTTCCAGTCCATGTAGATGTCGGTCCGCTGCATATCCGTTCGGAATCGACGGCACGCCGCGTATATCCATCGGCCCGCGATTGTTCGCCCGGCCTCGACATCGTCCACGTAGGCCGTCACCGCATCTCGGATTTCGTCCCAGTTCACCACTAAATGGTACGAGATGGGCCCACGATGGGGTGGGTCAAGAATTGCCGTGTGCGACAGGGCACCATAGGGCCCCAAAAACGCGGTTTCTTACCCCCCCCGGCACCCTCATTTTTGAGCCAAAAACGCGGTTTTTCTCGAGGCCTAACGGGCACCTTACGCATGATGATGCGTTGCGAGATGGCACGCTTTGCACAGCGTTTCGAGGTTTGATGGGTCGAGTGTGCGCATCGGCGCGACCGCGCGAGGCACGATGTGGTGCACCTCTTCACCGGGCACGCCGCAACGCGCGCAGAACGGGTGATGCATCAGCCACCTACGCCGTAGGTTGGTCCACGACTGGCCCTTCAGCCTGTTCGCCTTGTGCATGATCCTGCTGAACGGAGGCTTGTGCTCGAATGGCTGCATGTATGAGGTTCCAGAGGTCATCCGCGCGGCAACACACCAGCCATGGCCTGCGGGTTGACCTCATGAGGACAACAGGCAGTGCGCGCCCACGCGAGTCGCGCACTGCCTGATCCATGAACGCGTACGGGCTCAATCTCTCGGTGTACTTGACCTCGACATGCACGCCTTCGAGGTTGGTGCGCAGGTCGGCATCGCCTGCCTGCCCGTTGTACTGGACCGATCTGCGCGCGTGCAATCCCAGCCGCTCAAGCATGTGCGCGGCTTCGAGCTCCCCGGCCTTGCCCTTCCGCCTGCTGTTCACGGCGCGGCCTCTGTGTACGAACGCAGTTCCATCACCAGCCTTTCGATCATGTCGCCTTGATCCCGCAGGCTTTTCTGCGCGGCTGCTAGCACCTTGTCCTGGGCGTCTATCACCGTCTGCAGCGCCGACAACTCGGCGACCTTGATGGTCAGCCGCTCGTTCTCCCGGCGGAGTACCGCGATCAGTTCAGCGTGTTCGGTGTGCATCATCGTGCCTCATTTTCAATGGATTCCACGATCATCGCGGCGTGCCGCACCATGGCATTGATTCCGTCGGCGGTCACTGGCGGCTTGATTCCCCGCGCAGCCTCGCTCTGAATCAGCACCGTAGTGAAATGTGCGATCATCTCGCGCTTCTCGGCGAATCGGCCCGATTCGGCGACGCGCATCATTGCTGCTCCAAGCATCACAGCGCCTCCGGTATTTGGTCTTCCGCGCCGCAGTCCCATCCGTCTTTCAGGCAGTCCCATCCCCGCTCGGTCGCGATGTCGCGGCCCTGCAACGCGTACGCAGAGCAAACCATCCTCCGCGCCTCGTCGCGTTCCTTCCTCAGTTGCTTGGCATCGCGCTGCGCGTCCAGCGCCTCGTGGCAGAACTGCGTCGAACGCTGATCGCGGGCGCAGCCCGTGTTCCGCCGAAGCCGCTCGATCTCGTCGGCGGCTTCACGCAGTTCACGGGACCAAACCGCCATAGCGGGAGCGGTATTACACTTTCCAAGCAAAAAACGCAGCCGCGTCACGATGTCATCGCTCATTGATCACCTCCGAATCACGGATTCCGTACGCCTTCCGCCGCGCCTCGCAGTAGGGGCACGGCGTGTAGTTCGAGTGCTGGTGGGTGCACGGCTCTACCGTGAGCCGGATGACCCAGTTCGAGAGGGATTCGGCTGCGCACTGGACGCGCAAAAGTTCCCGCTCGGCCTTTTGGGCGCGCGCCAGCAACTCCCGCTCACGCTCGAATCCATCGGATACGTCGGGAGCGCGGCAGCAATGCATGGCCGCGACGTTCGCCGCTTGGATCTCCGACCACATGGGCTCGTTCATGCGCTCGTTGGCCTCGTCCAGCCGTTCACGCAGGTCACGCGATGACATCGAAGTTCCCTCCTAGGCGCTTCACCTCGTGGCGCAGCTGGGTGATGAGTTGCACGTACCCGGTGCGTTCCATGAACGCCTGACGTTCCTTCATGTCGCGCTCCCGTTCCTGATCGCGGGTGAACACGTTCGTGCCGATACGGTAGCGCGTGACATCGCGTCCGACGTACGCGTCCAGGCAGATGAGGCGGAAGGCCCGCGATGCGACGGGCCAGCCCCAATCGGCGTAGCGCGCCTTGCACGCCTCGCGGTAGTCGCCCGGCAGCGCCTCGTACGCCTCGCGCTCACGGCGTTCGGCGTCGATGTCATCACCCCCATCGTTCGTCGCAGCGGCGGCTGCGCCCTTCGGGGCGCTGTCCGTCCGCGAGAACGGCGGATCTCGTTCAGCCTTCAAGGCGCGTTCGTAGACGGCCATGTACTTGAGCATGTAGAAGCCGCGGTACGGCTTCGCCTCGCTGTAGAGCTGCAGTGCAGTCATCGCGGTCTCCTCTTCGAGTTTGGGTAACTGGGTGTTGATCACCGTGAGCGCGCTGTACGGCAACTTCACGGGAAACAGCGCCTCTCGGCGCTGGTGCCATCTCCGGATCGCGGGTTCGTCCATTGTCAGTCCTTCCGCAGCCCCACTTGAGCGGGGGGGTTTACGCTGGACAGACACACGCGCCGCGTAAGCGGCTTGGTGCTGCACAGCGTAACCGCCCCGTCAAGGGGGTGCAAGGGGGGGTGCAGGGGGGGAAGAGGGGGAAAACGATTCAATGATGTCACCCGGTTCGAAAAAGACCCCCGCGCAGCCGGGTGAACCGCTCGGGGGGCACGGATGAAAAGGGCTTATTAGATCGGA